ACGGCCATGAATAAACGTGGCCGCCCAGCGACGCCGGTCGCCCTGAAGGTTCTGACGGGCAACCCAGGCAAAAGACCCATTCCGAAAACCCCGACCGTGAAGGCTCAGGCGATCCCGCCGAAGACCCTCACGAAAGACGCCCTCGCCGTTTGGAAACGAACCGTCGTGGCGATGCCGCCTGGGGTCTTCACCCAAGCGGATGAGAACGCTCTGGCGATCTATTGTGAGGCCGTCGCCCTTCATCGCATGGCGACGAAGATGATCGCGGTCGAAGGTCCGATCTCAACCGGATCGACCGGCCAAGCGACCGTCAGCCCTTGGGTGAAGGTCCAAGCCGAACAAGCCCGACTGATCCTCTCCTATCAGCAACGCCTGGGTTTCGATCCAACCTCACGCGCTGGCCTCAATGCCGCCGAAGCCGACCCCGACGAAGATGACGGAGTCGAATGAGTGACGCGATCGAAGAGGAAGACCTCTCGATCCGCGTCGGCGCCAATCCTGAGCGCGCTCAACGGGTAATCGATTGGATCGAGACGCATTTGATGACGACGACCGGCAAGTTCGCCGGTCAGCCGTTCCGCCTCGCCGAATTCCAAAAAGACTTCATCCGCGCGATCTATGAGCCCGTCGATCTCGACGCGCCTGAAGAACGCTTGGTCAACCGCGCGATCCTGAGCGTTGGGAAGCAGTCCGGGAAGTCAGAGGTCGCCGCCGCGCTGGTTTTGGTCAATCTCCTGGGGCCGGAAAGCCGTTATAACAACCTCATCGTCAGCGGGGCGAAGACGCGGCGTCAGGCCAAGGTCGTCTTCGAGAAGGTCGTCAAGTTTCTCAGACTTGCGCCCCAGCTTAGCAAATACGTTCGGATCGTGGATTCTACTTCTACGATCGCGGTGACCGCGTCGGGGAAGCGTTGCGAAGGGTCGAAATACATCGCGATCTCGTCAGACGCCGGGGGAGCCCATGGCCTCTCGATCGACGTCGCGATCATGGACGAACTCGCTCAGTCGAACGCTGAGTTTTACAAGGCCCTCGAAAGCAGTCAGGGCGCACGAAACGGCCTGATAGTCGTGATCTCGACCCAGAGTCACGATCCGAACCATATCCTGAGCCGCCTCATCAGATACGGGCTGAGCGGCAAGAATCCCAAGGTCATCTCTCGGCTCTATGCGGCTCCTGAAGGCTGCGACCTTATGGACGAAGCCGCCTGGGAAGCGGCGAACCCAGGCCTCGATCTATGGATCGATCGAAAGACCTTCAGGGCTGAGGCCATGCAAGCGCGGGAGAGCCCCGCCGATGAGGCTTACTTCAGGCTTTACAAGCTGAATCAACAGGTCAGCGACCTCACGATCGCCGTCCCGATGCATCAGTGGCGCGACGCGCGGATCACCGGGCCTGACGATGACGTAAAGCGATCCCAAGCGGGCGAACTCGGCTTGTGGTCCACCGACCTCCCCCTGGGCTCATCGATCTATTTGGGCCTCGACCTCGCCCAGAGCGGCGGCGACCTCGCCGCCCTGGCCGCGATCACGGCTGACGGCGATCCGACGCTGGCGAAGGCCTGGTTCTGGAAACCCGGCGATGGTTTGAAGGCGGCTTCAGAACGCGACTCCGAATCTTATGAGGTCTGGCGTGATCGCGGATGGCTGACGGTTTGCACGGGGCCGATCATCACCCCAGAGGCCATCGTCGAGCGGATCGTCGATCTGATGAGCCGCTTCAGGGTCAAAGGGCTCGCCTATGACCGCAAGTTCATGCCGAACGTCTTAGCCTTGCTGGCGCGAGAGGGCGTCAACGCCAGAGAAGACGATCAGGGCGACCTTCGCGTGATCCCTTGGGGTCAGGGGATGGGGCCTGACATGACGACCGGCATCGCCGCCCTACAGAAAGCCGCCAAGCTGGGAACGCTTCGCCACGACGGGAATCCGCTCTTGTCGAAATGTATGATGAACGCGCTCATTCAGGTCGGTGATACCGATTACATGATGTTCAGTAAAAAGAAGTCGATCACACGCATCGATGGCGCGGTCGCGCTTGCGATGGCGTTTGGACTCAGAGATCGCGACCGGACAGCCGAACCGGTTCCTTCGGTCTTCGACGATCCGACCTTCGATTACGCGAAGATCGTCGGCTTCTAATCGGCGTCTGACCCATCCCGATAAATATCGGATGAGTCTTCTCGATCAAATCTTCTCACGGGGTTCTGAAACCCGCTCAACCTCTCTCGAAAACCCCTCAGTCTCGCTCACTGACCCTCGCGCCTGGGCGAGCCTCTTCGGCGCCCAGGACAGCTACACGGGCGAAGCCGTCACCGTCGAAACGATGATGAGCATCCCCGCCGCCTGGGCGGCGATCGACACGATTGCGACCTCGATCGCGGCCCTGCCGATTCACGTCTTCAAACGGACCGCTGACGTTCAGGAGAAGGTCGGGGCGAGCGATCCCCTTCAGAGCATTCTCAATGAGGTCGTGAACGATGATCTCCTGACCTCTTCGGAGTTCAGGCGTTGGCTGATCGTCCAATATTTGACCCGTGGTCGCGCCTTGGCTTGGGTCGAGAAGAACCGCGCCGGTCGCGTGACGAACCTTTGGCCGCTGGACCTCGACACGATCGAGATCAGGGTCAGGGGCCATCGCCGCGTCTATGTCGAGAAGGGCGGTCTGAGACGGACCTGGGATGCCGCTGAAGTCATCGATCTCGTTTGGCTACCGGGCTCGACGCCTGGGTCTCACCTCGATCCCGTTCAGGTTCATCGGAATACCTTCGGCCTCGCCATCGCGGCTGACCGCTATGCGGCGAAAGCGTTCAAGAATGGCGGCATTCAACCGCTGAAGCTGAAGGCTGCGCCGGGCATGTCGCCTGAGGCGATCGGCCGGGCGACCCAGGCGGTCAGTCACGCCATCGCGTCGGGGGGGATGGTTCTCCCGCTACCGGATCAAATGGACCTGGGCGCGGTCGGTGCCGACCCCGACAAGATGCAACTTCTCGACCTGAAGCGTCACGTCGCGATCGAGGTCAGCCGCATCTTCAGGATTCCGCCGACGGCGATCCAAAGCCTCGAAAACGGCACTTACTCGAATACCGAACAGATGAGCCTTCAATTCGTGAAGGCGTGTCTTCAGCCCATCGTCGAGCAGTTAGAAGAGGAATTCGGCGCGAAGCTTTTTGGAGCGAAGAACCGATCGCACTTCATCAAGTTCAATATGGACGGCGTGACGCGTGGCGATCTGAAGGCCCGCTTCGACGCCTATCGCACGGCGGTTCACGGCGGCTTCAGGACGCCGAACGAAATCCGCGCCCTCGACGATCTCCCGCCGCTTCCGGGCGGCGACGATCTGATGATTCAGGGGGCGACCGTGAAGATGACGGACGCCCTTTCGTCGGATGATCTCAATCCGGGGATCGACCCCCAAGCGTGAAGACATGCGGGCGATGCGGATCAAGCCTCAAAGGCAACCGGCATCCCTCGCATGAACGGGAGCGTCGGCTGATCTGCCGTCCCTGCTTTTCGTCAAAAGACCTTCGGCTGAAAGGTCGTCGCCGCGATCGGATGAAGGGTCACCTGACCCCCGCTGAGAAGGCGGCGATCGAGACGATTTACGATCACGCCCGCCGACTGACTCGGCTCCTGGGCGAGCCCTATGAGGTCGATCACATCCGGCCGCTTTCGAAGGGCGGTCGCCATCACCCTTCGAACCTTGTCGTCATGCGCCGCGATCTGAACCGTCGGAAAGGCGGTCGGCGTTGGTCTGGGCTCGAAGCGTGGCTGACGCCGCCCTCAGCCTAAATACCGGATGACGATCGAAACCCGTTCATTCGCGATCCGCGACCTCACGATCGACGCCCAGGCTGAAGGTCAGCCGAAGCGTCTCACCGGCTATGCCGCCGTTTTCAACGCCGACTCCGAAGACCTGGGCGGCTTCATCGAACGCATCGCTCCTGGCGCCTTCGACCGAAGCCTCGCCGAAGCGGCCCGTGGTGAGCGTTCGATCTTCGCGCTCTGGGGTCACGACAACCGTCAGCCCTTAGGCTCGACGAAGGGCGGCAAGCTGACCCTGACCCGCGACGATCGCGGTCTGAAGTTCGATCTCGACGTAACGCGTTTCACCCCCGCTCAACTCGACGCGGCTCGCGACGGTGATCTGAAGGTCAGCTTCGGCTTCAGCGCGAAGGTTCAGGAATGGAATGACGCGGCATCGCCGGTCATTCGGACGCTGATCGACGTCGATCTCTTCGAGATCAGCCCCGTAATTGATCCGGCCTACCCCCAAACCGAAGCCGCCCTCAGATCACTGAGCGAGTTCCGTTCGAACGTGAAGGCCGAAGAAATCGCAAAGCCGACGCTCGAAGAAAGCAATGAAGAGTTTCGTCAACTGAAGATCAAGCTGATGAAGCGTTGGCTTGATTCACGGTATCCGGCCGCCGACTGAGCCCCGCGACATAAATACGCCGAAAGAACAATTCCGTTCTTCGGAGTATTTGCAAATGAACTCTACTGAACTGCGCGCGAAGGCTCAGCGTATCGCCCATGAAGCCCGCGCCAAACTGACTGAAGCTGAGACCGACGGCGCGAACGTCGCTGAGATCGAGGCCACCTTTGACCGCATGATGGCTGACGCCGACGCGCTCGAAGCCCGCGCCGCGAAGCTGGACAAGGTTGACGCCTTCACGTCGGCTTATGAGGCCGCTGATGAGCGTCGTGAGCGCACTGAGCGCAAGATCGAAACCGGCGAAAAGCTGACCGCCGAAGAGCGTCAGACCGCCGCCGTCCTGAATTACCTCCGCACTGGCGACCGCACCGAATGCCGCGCTCAGTCAGTCGGGACCGCCTCTGAAGGCGGCTATCTGGTTCCGACCACGCTAGCGAACCAACTGATCGTTTCGATGAAGGCCTTCGGCCCGATGAACGACGATTCCGTTGTGACCTACCTCCGCACGGCCAAGGGTGAGCGGATCAATCATCCGACGATGAACGACACGGCCAATGAAGGGGCCTGGATCGACGAAAACACTCAGGTCAGCACCGATTCCGTGGCGACCGGGACTAAGCCCCTCGAAGCTTACAAGCTCACGAGCAATGCGTTCCTGGTTTCGTCGGAACTCCTGACGGACGCGGCCTTCGACGTGAACGCCATCATCAACGGCGCCATCGCCGAACGTATGGCCCGCGCGCTCAACAAGCGCGCTACGACCGGAACCGGCTCAGATCAGATCAATGGTCTGGCGACCGCCGCCGCGAACGGCAAGACCGCCGCCCTGGCGAACGCTGTGACCTCCGATGAAGTTCTCGACCTGATTCACTCGGTCGATCCGGCTTACCGCCTGAACGCCGCTCTGATGTTCAATGACTCGACCCTGCTGGCCGTGCGTAAGCTGAAGGACGGCGAAGGCCGTTACATCTGGCAGCCGTCCGTAGTGGCCGGTCAGGCTCCGACCCTTCACGGTCACCGCTACTTCATCAATCCTGACATGGCTTCGATCGGGGCTGGCAACAAGGCCATCCTCTTCGGCGATTTCAAGCGTTACACGGTCCGTCAGGCCGGTGGCTTCGAGATCAAGCGTCTGGTCGAGCGTTATGCTGATTACGATCAGGTCGGTTTCATCGGCTTCGCCCGCTTCGACGGCGAGTTGCTGGACTCGGCTGCGGTGAAGGCTCTGACGCTGGCGGCTTCCTAATGAAAGCCCGCTTGCTGACCGGTCTCACGGGACCGGACATGGTTCTGAACCCCGGTGATGAGGTCGAAGGCGAGATCGCCATTCGCCTCATCACGGCGGGCCTCGCCGAACCGATCCGCGAAGAGCGCGTCATCGAAAGAGCGGCCTCGAAACGCTCGATCGAGAAGGCGACGAAATGAGAGAAGCCCCGGTTCGCCGGGGCTTTTTTCTTACCTGGGGGCCGACCGATAGTGACCGCGAACGTAACTTCCGTCGGATCGGTAATAGCCTTCGACGTGAACGGTCTTCGGCCGACCCGTGTCGTAACTGTAGTCGCCGTAGCAGGAGCCGTTTTCGGCGCATGACGTGACCGGCGCCGCATAGACCGCCTGAGGCTGAAAGTCGGTCGAAGGCGGGAGCCGCGCTGACGAAGCGGACAACGCATCGGCGGCTTGATACGTGAATTCCAAGCCCGTTCGCTTCGGTTCTTCAGGTTTCGTCGCCTGATAGACCGCGCCCGCCGCCATGCAGGCGACCCAGCCTAGCCAAAACTTGCCCCAGCCCTTCATGCGCTCAACCTAAGCGAACGGCGATCGACGGTCACGCCGATAAATACTGCATGATCTGGACGAACCTCACGCGCACCGTCGCGCCGACCCTGCCCGTCGTCACCGTGGCCGACGCGAAGGCTCAACTCCGCATTCTTCACGATGACGATGACGCTCTGATCGAGCGTCTGATCGAGGTCGCCACGGCGACGATCGAAGGGCCGACCGGCATCGGCCGCGTCATGCGCCCCCAGACGTGGCGAATGACCCTGAACGGCTTCCCCTGCCGTGAGATCACGATCCCCCTGACGCCGGTCACCGGCATCGTCTCGATCACCTTCAGATCGACGGCCACGGGATCGCCGCTGACGATTAACTCGGCACTTTACGTCGCCGATCTGGATCAGCGTCCCGCCGTGATCCGCCCGGTCGATAGTTGGCCGTCGGCCGACCTGACGACCCCAGGATCGGTGAAGGTGACCTTCACGGCCGGATCGGACGATATGCCGACCGACCTCATTCATGCCGTCCTGATGATGGTCGCCCATCTGTATGAGAACCCAGAGGCGGTGACCGACCGTGTCGTGAGAGAGGTTCCGCTGGGCGTTCAAAGCATCCTCAACCGCTACCGCGTCGCCTGAACCCCGCGCCGATAAATATCGGCATGGAAAAGGTTCTCATCACTTTCACTGACGACTTCGACTTTCACGACGGTCCACTGACGATCGCTTACAAGGCCGGGATGACGCTCTATGTCGAAGAGCGTTGCGCCGTTCTCGCAATGGACGCCGGAAAGGCCGTTCAGGACGATGATGACGACGCCTTCGATCCGACGCCTGATCCCATCACGCCGAAGGACATTTTCGCATGGCTTGATGAGATCGAAGAGGCTGACGGGGAGGTCGAATGACGACCCGCGTCGGCTCGCTGAAGACCCGTCTGACGATCTCCCGCGCCTCGCAAGCGAGCGACGGCATGGGCGACTTCGTCACGACCTGGGCGGACGTCGGCGACCGCATGGCATCCGTCCAAAGTCTAAGGGGCGGTGAAGAGGTCCAATCGGCTCGCCTGAACGCGATCGAGAACCTTCAGATCAAGATGAGGGCCGACGCCCTGACGCGGACCCTGACGGCGAAGGATCGCCTCAGCGACGGCAATCGAACCCTGAACGTCAAATGGGTCGGCGACCTCGAAGGTCGCGGACGCTGGATCGACGTCATCGCCCAGGCGGGGGGTCTGATCGATGGCTGAGATGAAGGGAGTCAGAGAGTTCGAACGCGCGCTCGCCCAGGCGAAAGCCGACGTGAGGCGCGAAGCCATGCGGGCTTGTCAGACGTCGGCGGTCGAACTCGCCGAACGCGTCAAAGCCGCCGTCGGCCGTGGTGACGCCCGCAACGGGCATATCGCCGACAAGGTGATCGCCTATCAGAAAGACGACTCGACCTGGGCGGTGAAGGTCGATTCCGAATACGCCGCGCCCCTCGAATTCGGCCACAAAACCGGTTCCGGCCGGGCGGCTCCGAAGAAGTTCTTTTTCCCCAGCGTGAAGGTCATGAACCGCAAGCATGGTCGCAAGATCAGGCGTTGGGTCAGGAACGTTCTCAGAGAGTCGGGGGTCGCCCGATGAGCCCTGAGTTTCAGCTTCAGAAAGCGATCTTCACGACGTTGACCGGCGCCGCGATCCCGAACCTGGGATCGAAGGTCTATGCCCGCATTCCCCGCGACGCCCAGCTTCCCTACGCCCTGATCGGCTATGACGTCGTCATGGGCGACGATGAGTTCGGCCTGGGCGACGCCGCTGAGTTCTTCGACGCGACGGCAGAGGTCCAAATCTTCGCCGGGTCTCTCTCCGATCTGAAGGCCATCACCGGCCGCGTTCACACCGCCCTCAACGTCGCTCTGACGATGACGGACGGCTGGCGAGTGACGTCACATCGCCATGAAAGAACACTATTCACGAATGAAGATCACGACGGCCAACAAGTCGAGCGCGCCATAGTGCAGTTTGAATACACGATCCAGCGTCCTGAATAGTGCAGCCAGATAAATAGCCTGACGCCCGAATTCCTGGGCTGAAGGAGCTATTACTATGGCAAGAATTACGCCCGTTCTGGGCCACCAACTTCTCATCAAGATCGGCGATGGCGCCGACCCGGAAGTTTTCGCCCATCCGAACCTCATCAATGCTTCGCGCGGTATCGAGTTTTCGGCCGACACCGAAGCCGGTGAGTTGGTCGATCTGGCCGATCAGTCGGCGCCCGCCGCGACCACGGCTTACGTCAAATCGACCTCGTTCACGGTCTCTGGCGATGGCCGCATGTCCGCCGCCGACACTCAGGCATGGATCGAGTGGCTGAAGAGCGGCGAAGCTAAGAACGTCCGTCTGACTGATGGCGAATGGATCATCCCCGCCGCCGTTAAGCTGACCTCTTTCAAAGTTTCGGCCGACCGCTCGGCTGAGGCGACGAATGAACTCACGCTTGTCAGCCATGGCGATTGGTCGATCGAGAGCGTCTAACCGTGGCGACCATTCAAGCGTTCATCGGTGATGCGGAATACCCTCTTCGGCTCCGCATCGCCGAACTCCGCATATTGCAGACGGCTCTGGATTCAGGGCCGTCTCGCATTCTGACCCGTCTTCAGTCCGGCGATTGGCTTGTCGACGACGTGATCGAAACGATCCGGTTGGCCCTCATCGGCGGCGGTATGGGTCATCAGGACGCGGCTCAGCTTGTCCGATCCTATGTCTGCGAAGGTCACCTCCTGACCTACAGCGTTCCGGCGATGCACGTCCTGATCGCGGCCCTGATCGGCGACGTCGAAGATCAGCCTGAAGAGGATGATGACGACTTGGGGGAGCCGAAGGCCCCGACGACCCCAGGGGCCTGATCCGTTGGTCAAGCTACTTTGAGGTCGGCGGGGCCATGGGCCTCACCGCTCGCCATATCGACGACCTGACGATCTGGGAATTCCGTTGCATGGCCTCAGGATTCCGCAAGTTCAATGGCGGTGAATCCAGCAAGGCGAAGCCGCCTTCGAGCGAAGACTTCGCCGAAGCGATGCAGACGATGGGCGATCTGATCTGACGATTAGGCCGCGCCGATAAATATCGGCGTGTCCACTGTAATCGCCAATCTTGAGGCCCGTTTTACGGCTCAAACCATCAACTTCGAACGCGAGGTCAAAAGACTTCAGCAAATCAATAAGCGCGCCAGCGACAAGATCATCGCTGACGCAAAGAGAGGCGCCCAAGGGGCGAACGCCGCCTTCGGTAAGGCCGACCTGGGCGGGGCTCTTCGGCGAAGCCTGGGCGGCGGTCTCGCCGGTCTGAAGGCCGACCTCGCCGGGCTCGCCGCTGGCCTCGCCGCGACCTTCAGCGTCGGTCAGGTCATCGCGATCGCCGACACCTACAATCGCTTCACGAACGGCCTCCGCATGGCCGGGCTCGAAGGCGCGAACCTCGCCACGGTTCAGGATGCCCTCTTCGCCTCCGCGACCCGCAACGGCGTCGCCGTCGAAGGGCTGGGGCAACTCTACAGCCGTCTCGCCCTATCGAGCCGTCAGCTTGGCACGACCCAGGCTCAGAACCTCGCCTTCACCGAAGCGGTCACTCAGGCGGTCCGCGTCTCAGGCGCGTCCACTGAATCCGCCCGTGGCGCGATCATCCAACTCAGTCAGGCCATGGGTGGCGGAATCGTCAGGGGCGAAGAATACAACTCGATCATCGAAGGCATCCCCGCGCTCGCCGTCGCGGCGGCGAACGCCTCTGAGACCTATCGCGGCAACGTCGCCGCCCTTCGTCAGGACATCATCAAAGGGAAGGTCACCTCGAAAGAGTTCTTCGACCTCATCATGGCTGGGTCGCGCGAACTTCAGGAGAAGGCCGCGAAGGCTCCCCTGACGGTCGCTCAGAGCATGGAAAGCCTGAAGACCTCGATGGTGAAGGCCATCGGCACGACGAATGAGGCGTATGGCTTCACTCGCCGTCTGACCGAAGCCCTGAATTGGCTTGCTCAGAATCTCGACACGGTCGCGAACGCCCTGGGGATCGTCGCCGCCGCCTTGGCGATGACGCTCGCCCCAGCGGTCGGCCGTGCCGTTCTAGGCCTAGGAACCTACGTCGCTTCGACCGTCGCGGCACGGGCGGCGACCCTCGCCTCGATCCCTGGGGTGATCGGCCTGACGGCTGGGCTCACCGGCATGTCGCGCGGCGCGGCGGCGGCGGCCCTGGGTCTTCGCCTTCTCACTTCGGCTACCGGGGTCGGCTTGGCGATCACCGCCCTGACCGTCGCGATCGGCGCCTTCACCCTTCAGAGCATGAAGGCCGACGAAGCGAACCGAAAGGTGAGCGAGTCGATCCGCGCTGGCGTCGAAGAAATGGAGGCGGCGAAGAAAGCCGCTGACGCCTCGCGCGTGGCGACCGGTGAACTCACCGACGCCGAACTCGAAGCCGCGAAGATGGCCGCCGCTCTGACGGGTCAGCAAGATTTGCTCGCCGACTCCTATTGGCGCGTCGCCGCCGCCGCGAAGGCCGCCGCCCTCGCCCAGATCGACTCGAAGATCGCTCAGTATGAGGCGAACAACGCCAACCTCGAAGCGCGCCGCCGCACCGCTGAACGCAACACTGAATTCGCCTTCAGAAACCGGATGGTTCCGGGGATGGCCCCCGTCTACGTTCGCGAAGCCGAAAATCTTGGCAACATCAATTCTGAGATCGACAGTAACGAGGCCGTCGGCACTTACCTTTACAGCCAACGCGACAAGGTCGCGTCTCAGAACCTCTCCGATTACGCCCCGACGGTCCCGCAAACCGCCGGATCACGATCGGGCGGATCGTCGGCGGGCGGGCGAACCGGCATCTCTGCCGAAGACCGCGCTCGCAACTCAGCCCAGGCTTACGATCAGTCGGCTCGCCAGCTTCGCGATGCCGTCAGGGGCTTGGCTGAGACCGTCGAAGAGCGTCACGCCGCGAACCTCGAAGCCCTCGCCGACGATCGTCGCACGGCCGTTGCCGCCATCGATCAGCGCGTCGCCTCAGGTGAGATCACCGCCGAAACCGGGAAACAACTTCGCCTGATGGAATCCACGCGAGGGGCGATCCTCACCACGGCTGAGAACCGTCGGTATGAGGCCGAACTCGCCGCCGCCCAGGCGGTCCTCAGCGAAGAGAGACTTCGCACCGAAGACGACGCGGCTCAGATCGAGATCGACGCGCTCCGCTTCCTGGCAGCCAACGCCGACACGCTCGACGAACGCCACGCCTATGAGCGCGACGCTCTGAGGAAAGAGCAAGAGATCGACGACCGGGTCTTCGAAGCCGAAATGGCGAACCTTGCCCTGGACCTCGAAAAGCAAGGTCTGAAGCGTCAGGAGATCGATGATCTGATCGCGGCTCGCCGCCTCAATCGCCAGCGTCAGAAGGACGCTCAGACGAACGAACTCAACGTCGATCAGGGGAATGAACGCGGACCGTCGTCGATTCGGGAATGGGCCGACGAATACGCCCGCGCGACGGCGGGAGGTCATACGTTCAATCAGCAACTCTACAGCATCGCTCAGGGCGGACTCGACTCGATCACGAACGGCCTGACCGACGCCATCATGGGCGCGAAGTCGTTTGGCGAGGCGTTCGCCGACATGGCGAAGGGCGTCATCAGCCAACTCATCAGAATGGGGATTCAGTTCCTTCTCTTCGAAGGGCTTGGCCGCATGTTCGGGATGCCGGGCCTGGGTCGCGTGGCGATCGGTCTGCCGTCGCCGGGCAAGAATGCGATGGGAACCGACTCCTGGGGAGGCGGTCTCTCCTGGGTCGGTGAGCGCGGTCCTGAGTTGGTCAATCTGCCCAAGGGCGCCGGGGTGATCCCGACCCATGAGATCAGAAACGCCATGCGGGCGCCTTCGCTCAACGGGGCCTCAGCCGGATCAGGAGCCGTTCAGATCACGACCCACGTTCACGCGAACGATGCCGTCCTGACTTCGACCGTGAAGAGTTGGATCACCGCCGCGAACGTGGATGCCCTACAGGCGGCGGCGAAGATTCAGGCGAAGGATCAGATGCGGCGGTCACGTCAGCGGTTCCGATAATCAGTCGGCGAAGGGGTCGCGCCTTCTCATTTGACGGGCCACTTCGTCGCCGCAAGTCCTCAGATCGGCCACTGAACGGGCGGAACCGATCAAGCTGAAATCCGCGACGACTTGGCCGCGCCATGTCGGCTGCAAACGATTGGCCGAAGCGAATTGCCGCATGAAATCATCGGGGACGTTTATGAATGCGAACCCATAGCGGCCCCTCTGGTCCGGACCTGACGCGCCACCGACGAGAGAAAAACTCCTTCCGGACGGTTCAAAGTTGAAATCGAGCTTATATTCGCCTTCATCGCTGAGTGAAGTCCACTCTGACGACGTGAGGATAACGGTTATGCTTCCGGGCCGATATATTAGATCGATCTCAACGTCATTTCCGTCGAGACTAGGGCTCGTTACTTGAAGATGACAACTGTCCTGAACGGGAACAATGTCAGCCGTGAAGCCGGTTGACTGCGCGTGAGCGGCCCCAGCCGACACGGCCAACGCCGCTAACGCTCCGATGATGATCCGCATGGTCGGCCCTCCCGCGCTGACCTGACCTCACGCCGCCATGGCTGACAAGCCGCCCCGATAAATATCGGGATGATTGAACTCCCCCGACTTCCCTTCGATTCCTCTCTTCAGATCGGCCTCAAAAGCAACGCCCTCGATCTCACGCCCAGCTTTGGCGGTCCGGTTCAGCGCGCCTCTCGCCTGGGCGACAAATGGACCCTCGAAGGCAAGGTCAGGCCGCTCACCTACGCCCAGGCGATCGGCATCGTCGCCAAGTTGGTTCAGGCATCGTCTCAGCGGGTCAGCTACCCCTTCCCCCAGGACGGCCTCACGATCGGCTCGCCGGGATCGCCCCAGGTGAATGGCGGATCGCAACTCGGCACGTCGCTGATCGCCGACGGCTTCACGGCCGGTTACGCGGTTCAGGCCGGTCAGTTTTTCAACGTCGTGAACGCCGACGGCTCCCGCCATCTTCATCAGGTGACGACGGCGGTGACCGCCAACGGGAGCGGTCAGGCCACCCTCTCGATCTTTCCCATGTTGCGGGCTTCACCGGCCGACAACGCGACACTCGATTTCGCCACGCCGGTCATTCAGGGATGGCTTCAGAACCCCCAGGGGATCGCTTGGAACGTCACGCTCGCTCTTAGCGTCGGGCTCAGCGTGTCGATTGTGGAGGGTCAGTGATGGCCCTCGATACGACGCTTCACACCGCGCTTCAGGCCCCCTCGCTTCGCGTCTTTTTCGCCGTTCAGATCGACCTCCCCAGCGGCCCTCTGCGGCTGATCGATGGTGACGGAACGGTTCGCTTCAGCGTTGACGGATCGACCGTCGATTTCACCGGCTCCGATGGTGTCTATGGGTCGATCGCCTCGATCGGCGGCATCACCGAAGCCATCGCCACGTCGGCGCCGGTTCTCGATCTCTCGATCTTGCCGCCGACTGAAGGCGCCCTGGGCGAACTCAGTCAGATCGAAGCCCAGGGCTCGCTCATCAGGGTTTGGTTCGGCGTTTTGAACGAAAGCACCGGCCTCCCGCTTGGCACTCCCGAACTTGTCTGGATCGGTCATCACGACCGCGCCGTCATCACTGAGGCCCCCGACGCGAGAGTGATCGAGATCACGGTCATGTCGGCTTGGGAACGGTTCTTCGCCGCCCAGGAAGGCGAGCGACTGAATGACGTCTGGCATCAGGGGATTCACCCCGGCGACGACTTCCTGAAATGGAATACCCAGGTGACGATGAGTCAGCCCTGGGGGATGAACTCGCCGACCCCTCAGCCGGGTTCTCAGCCTCGCACGACCTACCCCGGATCGGGCGGCAATGGCGGCGGCGGCGGGGGTCGGATCGATCCCTATGACGGCTTCGATCGTCCTGGGCTCGACGGCCGGTTCCTCTTCTAAGGCCTGGTTTTCTTGCCGCGATAAATACGCGGTGAAGTTCTCAATCATCGAAAGACAAGCCGCCGCTCAGTCGGCGATCGATCAATACCTCTACACGCCGTTCGCCTGGGGAGCCGCCGATTGCGCGTGTCTCGCCCGCCTGATGCTGAAGGCCGCCGGTCATCGTGACCCGCTCGCCAAGCTGAGACCGTATCGGACCCTGAAGGGCGCGATGCGCGCTCTGAAGAACCTTGGCGCGACTTCACTGACTGAAGCCGTCGATCAAACGGGTCTCGAAAGGATCGCTCCGGCGAAATCGCTGATCGGCGACATTGTCGTGATGCCGTCAGATCACGGCGCCGATTTCCCCGCGCTGGGCGTGAACGTCGGCATGGGTCGAGTTCTGGCCTTCATGGATGCCGGTCACGGTGAGCGAGGCGACTTCATCGATCTGAAGGCCGCGATCTCCGCTTGGAGGGTCGCCTGATGCCCGTCGTCGCCGCCGTTGCCGTAGGTATCTTCGGAGCCGCTACCGCCGTCACCGCCGCCTTCACGACCATCGGGGCCATCACGGTCTTCGGTGTGTCGCTCGCCACCATTGCGACCGTCGGCCTTGCGGTTTCGACCGTGGTCGCCGCCGTCACGATGGCCTCAGCATTCAAGAAACCGGCCTCGCAAGAGTCCGGGACGATGCTTCAGACGAAGCTTGATCCTCACGCGCCGGTTCCGGTCATTTACGGACGGACGGCGACCGCCGGTTACACCGTCTTCAAAAAGACCTCAGGGACGAAGAACGCCTTCCTGAGCGCGGTGGCCGTCCTTTCGATCGGCCCGATCGCTGAGATCGAGACCGCGAAGTTCGACGACCTCGCCCTGACGTTCAGCGGTTCGCCCGCATCGTCCTTCGCCACGGTCACGAATACGACCCCGGCTGACGCTCAGTCGAAGACGTTCAAGAACGGCAAGCTGAAGGTTCATTGGTCGGTCGGTCCGACCTCAGGAACCGCTTTACCGACCCGCCTGGGCTTCACCCCGCCCGGCATGTCGTCGGCCACGAAAGGCAACGGCCTCGCGCACGTCGCGACCCGCTTCGAGTTCGATCAAGAGGCATTCCCTGGGGGCGAACCCCGCAAACAAATCTACACCGTCAAAGGCCGTCCGCTTTACGACCCGCGCGAGGACTCGACCTACCCAGGCGGTGACGGCCTTCAGCGTCGTGACGACCCTTCGACCTGGGCGTTCAGCGAAAATCCCTATCTCGCCGCGCTCGATTGGACGCTTGGCTATTGGGTTGCGGGTCGCCGCGTCTATGGCATCGGCGCCCCCTGGGATCAGGTTGACGTTCAGGCATTCGTCGAAGGCGCGAACGTCGCCGATCTGAACGAATGGAAGGTCGGCGGTCAGGTCGTCAGCGATGACGACAAGTTCGCCGTTCTGACCTCGATCCTTCAGGCGGGCGGCGGTCTCCCGGTCGCCCAGGCGGGCCGGATCAGCGTCGTGGTCAACGCTCCGAAGTCGAGCGTCATGACGATCACCGACGCCGACATCATCGGCGAGATCGAGACGACCGGCATCGCTTCCTTCCGGGAGCGCATCAATACGATCGTCCCGCAATACCGGGCTGAGTCTCAGAATTGGGAGACCATTCCGGGCGAAGAGGTCACTTCGACGACCTACGTCGAAGAGGATCAGGGCGAGCGTCGCGCCCATGAAGTCGTCTTCGGCATGGTTCAGGAGGCGGCTCAGGCTCATCAGCTTGCCGCCTATGAGTTGGTCAACGCCAGAGAGGCCCTGACCGTCAAACTGAAGGGGCGTCCGCGTCTCTTGAACGTCAGGGTCGGCGAGGCCGTCACCCTCACTCACGGCGACCTCATCACGGCTCAAAAGATGGTCGTCATGTCGCGGGAGATCGATCCCGCGTCGCTGACCGTCTCGCTAGAACTTCGCGCCGAAACCGACGCGAAACATGCCTTCGCCCTGGGTCAGTCTCAGGAAGCCCCGCCGTCGCCGGAAGTGAACGGACTCGATCCGTCGGTTCCTGACGCGCCTGGGGTTTCGGCCTGGACCGTCGCCGCGACCGTCCTGACGAACGCCTTGGGCGTGAGCCTCCCCGCCATCGTCCTGACGGGCTTGGCCGACGATCCCAACGCCACGGCGACCATCGTCGAGATCAAGCGGGCTGGGGGCGATTGGACTGAATACACGGTCGCAAACCGTTCGGCTGAGCGTATCGAGATAACTGGCCTGACGGATGGCGACGCTTACGAAGTCGGTCTCTCTCACCGCACCGTCAGAGGCTTCACTTCAGAGCGTCGCGTCATCGGTCCGGTGACGGTCGGTCAGACGATCTCAGGCGGGGTTCGCCCAGGCGGGATCGACTGGACCTCTAACGTCATCACGAATGTCCCGACGGCCTTGGACGTTGATGCGTTCGGCCGACTGAACGCCAACGCGATCGGTCACGCGGGCGAAACGCTGGCGACCCTTTTGGACACCTTCGATGCCGACCTTTCGGCGGCGACCGACGGCACGACCGGTCTGATCGCCCAGGCGACCGTTCTGAGGGATCAGGCGGCTTCGAATGCCGCTCAGGCTTTGTCGAACGCCATCGCGGCGGCTGAAGCGTCGGGCTGGGCTCAGGGGAACGCCGTCGCGTCTCAGACTTCGGCCGGTCATGCGGCTTCGAACGCCACCGTGGCGAGCCTTCAGGCTGGATATGCCACGGCCAACGCAAGCCTCGCGCTGGACCGCGCGACCCTCAGCGCGACCTATCGGGATCAAGCGGTCACCGCCCGCGATCAGGCGACGACCCAGGCCGGGATCGCCACGACCCAGGCGGGCTATGCGACGGCCAATGCCGCCATCGCTCAATCGAACGCCACGCTGAGCGCGACCTTCGCCGGTTATGCTCAGTCGAACGCTACCGTTTCGACGACCCAGGCCGGTTACGCGACGGCGAACGCCACACTCGCGCAAACGTCGGCGGGTCTGTCTGCGACCTATCGGGATCAGGCGGCGGCGAACGCCACGATCGCCCAACAACAGGCGGGCTTCGCCACGGCGAACGCCGCCTTGGCGACCTCTCAAGCCACCCTTAGCGCGACCTACCGAAATGATGCCCGCTCGCTCGCCGCGCGGACCCTCCCCAGCACGTTTGAGAACGGGGCTGAGTTCTTTTCCCACGGGATCACCGGAACGGCCGCGACGACCGCTGGCGAACCGACGACCTACTATGCTGGGACTCACACTTGGACGTTTCCGACCCCATACGACGGTCGCTCGATCCTCAGACAGAGCGTCTTCGGCTCAGGCCCCATCTACGCCCATATCAGGCCCCGTGGGGTTCTCCCCGCGACGCGCGGACGGACCTTCAGAGGCCGGGCTGAGGCGCGGAACCTCAGCGGCTACGCCAATACGAACTTCTATGCGGGAATGTATGGCCTGACGGCCGACTTCTCGACGCTGATTTATCTCACGGCCGACTACATCGATGAGGCCACGGCTTCATATCCCGCGACTTCAGGATATGGCGTTTCCAGCCTTGGGTCAGATTGGACCCAGATCGGCATTCAACAGACCATCAAAGCGACCGCGCCCAGCGATCTCGCCTGGATCGTCTTCGCCCCCTACACCTTCAACGGCGGCGGGGCTCAGGGTCACGTCGATTGGTCGCTGATCGAGTTCGACGACGTGACCGAAAGCGTTCGCGCTGAGGCCAACGCCACCATCGCCACGACGCAAGCCGGATACGCCTCAGCGAACGCGGCTCTGGCGAGTGCGTCTTCGACGCTGAGCGCGACCTATCGGGATCAGGCGGCAGCGAACGCCACGATCGCCCAGCAACAGGCGGGCTTCGCCACGGCGAATGCGGCGTTGGCGACCTCTCAGGCCGCCATCAGCGCGACCTATTCCACCTCAGCAGCCGTAGCGTTGGCAGCGACCGGAGTCGCCGCGTCGGCGGTCTTCCCTGAGACGATCTCGGGCGCATGGCTGACAACCGGAACAACCGGGGCTCCCGCTGGAATGCCCGACGCACCAGGGACGCTCGGGGCGATCGTCGGGGGCGTTTGGACCTCTGACGCGGTCTTCGGCGCCAGGGCACTTTATAAGGCTGTCGTCCCTTGGGCCGTCGGCAAAATCTATGAGGTTCAGATCGAGGTCGAAGCGACCTCGGCATCTGACGGGTCGAACGTCGCTTACACCTATGCCCTCCCTTTGAACGCCGCCTACACCGCCGAAGGGATCGAAGCGTTCCACTCTCAGACCCTCACGGTGGGTGGGGGCCGAACCGTTCTTACGCGTCGCTATGGGTTTGGAGTCACCCCCGTCGGCGGGACGGCGATCGCGGACAATTCGGCCTTTCGCTTCGTCAGGTTCGGCGCCCTCTTCAACTACGGATCGGCGACTGATCGTGAGACAAAGCTTCACCGCATCACGGTTCGCGATGTCACCGCGCTTGCGGCGGCGGAAGCCCAGGCGGGATATGCTCAGTCGAACGCCACGATCTCACAGACCCAGGCGGGTTACGCCACGGCCAACGCCGCCATCGCCCAGGCGAACGCGGCCCTCTCTGCCGTCTTCAGCGGATATGCAGCGGCGAACGCCGCGCTCACGGATACGCTGAGAAGCTACGCTCAGGCGAACGCGACGATCGCCACGACGCAAGCCGGATACGCCTCAGCCAATGCGGCGGCGGCTCAGTCGAGTTCGACCCTCAGCGCGACCTATCGAGATCAGGCGGTCACGGCCCGCGACACGGCGGGGACGTATCGAGATCAGGCTCAGGCGAACGCCACCATTTCGGCTCAGCAAGCCGGATACGCCAGCGCGAACGCCGCCCTTGCTTCGGCCTCTTCGACACTTGCCGCGTCCTATCGCGACGGGGCCGTTCAGGCTTCCCGCAACTTCGGCTTCGAACACGGTCTGACCGGCTGGACCATCCCGCACGGATCAGGCGCGGTCGTCTCTTCGGTGGACGGTCGCCCGAACGTATTCAGCGTCGCGTCGGGGGTCGGCACAAACATCTTCGGCACGATCAAAGTCCCGTTTGATCCTTCGCGCAGATACCGCGTCAGAGGCCGCTACTGGACGGGCGCGGGTTCGGGCTCTTCGCAAATCTACATCGGCTTTGCCGCTTACGACGCGGACGGCAACCAACTGATTCACGACCCAGGTTCTTACGCTTATGTCGCCGCGCTTGGGCCGTATCAGGCGGCTGGCGCCGGATGGGTCGAATACGTCTCTGGCGTGATCGCCCCTCAGTCGGCGTCCCCGGTCGTCTTCGGCTATCCGCCCGGAACCGCCTTCATCGTTCCTCTCGCCCTGATGAACTACAATTCGGCGGCGATCCCGACGGCTCTTGATGAGATCGTCATCGAAGACGTGACTGAGTCTGAGCGGGCGGCGGCGAACGCCGTCATCGCCACGACCCAGGCCGGTTACGCCTCAGCCAATGCGGCGGCTGCTTTGGCGAGTTCGACCCTGAGCGCGACCTATCGTGACTACGCCCAGGCGAACGCCGTCGTGGCGACCACACAGGCGGCATACGCCACCGCCAATGCGGCGGCGGCGAGCCTCAGTCAGTCGATCTCCGCTTCGCTGGCGACCGGTCATTTGAATCAGAACTCGGCGTTCGGAAACTGGACCTTCAACGGTTCGACGGGATGCGTCGGATGGTGGCCGTATGAAAGCGGCAACGGGACGATCTCACGCGTCACCGGCATCAGCGGCGCCCCATATGCCTTGCGCGCGACGGCGTCTTCGTCGGCCAGCTTCGGTTTCTATTCGACCGACCCTTATGCGGTCCTCCCGCCTGGGGGGGCATGGATCGTCATCGAAGCCGACGTGACCCTCGTCAGCGGTGACCTTCGCGGGGCTGGCGTTCACCTATGGGCGCCGTCGGTGATGAGTTGGGATGCTCTGAACTTCGCCACCGACACGTCGGGCGGATCAGCAATCGGCGCGGGGACGGTCGGGGCGACCTACCGGTTCAGGAAAATCTTCGACGCTCGCGCTTCCGGGCTGACGGTGATCTCGCCGTTCGGGATGACGAAATGGACGGGCTTCAGCCCGACCGGAGCGGTGACCTTGGATTGGCATCGCCTGGGCATCCGGCTCGCCACGCCTCAGGAGATCGCCACTCAGACCGTCCTTCCGGGTCTGACTGCGAACGTCACCACGCTTCAGTCGGCCGTAACTGACCTCACCACGGGCTATGAGACCGCACGCTTCCAAGTGAGCGCGACGACGGGCGGTGGGGCCGCTATCCTCAGCCTGATCTCTGACACCTACGGATCGATCGCGGGCCTTCAGGCCGACCGCATCTATTGGGGGGCTAACACCTACTTCGACGACGCGACCGACACGCTTCGCACGACGGCGAACGGGATCACTACGGTTCTCGCGCTGGGGGCATCGTTCGGCAGTGACGGTCAACTTCGCGAATGGATGGGCGCGGACTCGACGGCCTTCGCCAGCATGTCGCGGGCGAACGCTTACTTCTACCGGGCTCACGCGACCCCTTACGTCGGCGGCTCAGCCATTCCGGGCGGTCAGACTGCGGGCGGCAAAACGATCACGGGATCGGCGGGCAACCTCGCCGCGACGACCACCGTCGCATCGGTCGCGGCCGGATCGCTGATCGAGATGACGGCCATCTTCGCGCCGTTCTACATCGATGCGGACTCGACCATGTTCGGCGATCTCATCTTCGAAGAGTCGAACAACGGCGGGTCATCTTGGACCTCAATGCAAGCCTTCCCCGTCGCGGTCAGTTCGAACGGGCTCGGCTACGGCCTGGATCAGTGGGGCGCCGACGGGGCTGAAGCTTCGATGGCCCTGATTGGATCGCTGAGCGGGAACATGACGTATCGCATCCGCTTCAATCGAACGTCGGGCGCGAACCTCTATGGGTCGGATTATCGGATCGACGGGACGTTGAAGGTATCGCCGCCGTTGGCCTGACCCTGGGCGGCTAAATAGGATCATGACCGATCCCATCATGACCCCTGAGGAAGCCGCGACGGCGACCGCCGCACTCGAAGCTTATCACGCCCAACGCGTCGCCGACGCTCGCGATTTCATCGGCTCCGAAGCCTTCGATGAGTTCAAGTCGAACCTCGAAGCCGTCCTCTCTGATGGGCTTCCCGACGGACAACTCAGACAGATGGTTCAGGCCGCGATCACCGTCGTGAACGCCCTTGCGGTCGTCGGTCAGCCCGTCCCTGAGCCGGTCGTCATCGATCCGTTGCCGCCTCAGGTCGGATCGTGAAATTCGCCCAGCGTGAGTTCGGGAGCGAAGACTGAGACGACTTCATCATCAGCGGAACTCAGGGAACTTTCAGCCCGCTCAAGCTTGTCCAAAGCTGCCTTTAGCCCTGTGGCCCTGCCTCGCCCCTCTTGCAGAGCGATCCTCCGCTTTGCCGCCTGAACTTCTAGCGACGCCTTCCAGACCTTCTGAAGGTGCTGGTGCACTTCCGGTCTAAACAGGAATCGGGATTCTCGCATGCCGGTCTGAAAAGCTCGCGCTATGCCCCACTCCGGTTCGACTAGTTCGGCCTCCTCCTCATATCGAAAGGTGCGGGGTGGAACGCCGTGAAATATATAATAGTCGAGGTATGCGCGCGCTGCATCATATACAGACTTTCTCTGTTCATACATCTCAAAGCGCAATCTCACTCGCTCTACTTTGGCAATCTGTTCCTGAATTCGTGTTTGCTCAGCCTGAATATCTGCTTGGCGGCTCGCTATCGCCGTCTGCCTCTTTCCAACGCGCCATGCCGCCACTACGGCCGCGATGCCTGCGACGAACGTAGCCACGGCTTCCCATGTCGGCGGCGCCCATTCCCAAGCCATCGCCTGAGCCCTCCCCGGCTAAATACGGCATGGACGATAACGAACGGCTCATCAGGGTCGAGACCAAACTCGACGGAATTCAAACCACGCTCGACGTGAGGCTCAGCCACCTCGAAGGCGCCCTGACCCATGAGCGGGCGAACCGCGCTCAGGCCGACGAAGCCCTGAAGGTCGAGATCGAAAAACGGGCGACGAAGGATGAAGTCGCCATCGTCTCAGAGATCGCCCGTGAGGCCAAAGGGACGATCGCCCGCTTGGGCTGGACCGTTATCCTGACCGTCGTCGGCGCCGTCCTGGCGTTGGTCGTCGGCGATCGTGTCGTCTGA